TTCTTTCTTTTCCGAACTTTTGTCCAATTCTATTTTTCCGTTGGTTTTCTTTAGCGGAGAAATAAGAATAGCACTGCACAAGTTCGGGCATTCGTTCTCATCTATCCGTACTTTTGGTAGTAATGGAAGTTTTTCAGCAAAGAGCAGTTGACACAAACGAAACTGCTGCCAGTGGTAAATCGTTGCTTGCCCTTCATTATAGAGAATGACGGAAAAACCATAAGACTCTAATGCAGACTTCATTGTAAGAGAGTCGGTGGTTATCTGTTCCAGTTCCTCCTTTGTTTTATTACCGGCACGGTCGGGATAAAGGTGTATGGTTTTATCGATTGCATCTGAACCAAAGAAAGCATAAACCTGTTGTGCAAGGTTTTGCTGGTCGTCAGGTATATAAGCCCAGAACTCCTTAATGACATCCAATCGTCGCCCATAATCTTTCTTTTGTGCAACAATGAGCGATTGAAAATTACCCGGGTCATATCCCATATATAAAGGCTCGTTTTTGTCATAATGCTGTAGGTAACGAGCCGTTAGTGTGAAGCTATTCTTTAAGTCGAACTTCAATATCTGATCGTAAATATAACTATCCTTGAACTGATGTTTTTCTCTATCATACGTTGTAAAGAACTTGTTTGTCACTTCTTTATGGCGTATGGCGCAGATGGATGTCAGAAATTCATCCATGTCCAGTGTATCCAGCTGCGTTTTAAAGAATTTGGGACCGAGAATGTCCTTATTACAAAACGATGATGCCCGAATGTAATAGATGGCATTGCGACGCATATCTGCCAGTCGGGGTTTCCACCGATTGACAAACGCATTTTGCTTTTGGGTTTCTAAGCGTATTTTTTCTATCAAAACAGGGTTCTTCGTCTGTCGGAGTTCCTGTTGCATGGTGAAAAGACGGTATGCAGATGCATTGACAGCCAATGCCACAGATGCAATCTCGTCGATGAGTTGCTGGTCCATTTTGTTTTCGTACTCTTCGAACCAGTCATCTTCGCCCAAGTCGACGCGGGCGGTATCGCTTACACCTGTAACCCCTTCGTAATAGGCAGACTTTCGTATTTCGGCACCACCACCGCGAAGCGATGGAAACAAACGGGATTTGAGCCGTTCTCCACTGTTATGCTTCATCTCTTCAATGAATGCATGAACAGCGTTGCGTCCGGCAACACTTTCCGGTTGGTCGGAAGATACCAGCTGAAGGTGCGCACCATTACGGAAGATAACCGAATGTTTGGCATAGGAAACGGGATAGCGCGGAAGGCGAAAGTGAGAAGGTAATTTTGCCTCGCCCACAACATAATCAATTCCATACTCCAGCATTGGGCGCTGCTTTCCATTCACGATGACGGGACGTGAGAATGAAGCCTGAATATTGGGCCATACGTTTGTCATCAATGCAACATATGTCTTGTGGACCAAGAATGACAACTCGCCGGGCATATCATTCGCGACACGAATGAGTCTTGGAACGATGACGCCCTCTGTCTTTCCTGTAGCACGCGCCCACTCTGTATAGAGCATGTTAGGATCTATCAGATTGGCAAGAAGCTGCACGTGGTTCAGGAAGAAGTTTTCAAAATTCTGTGATGAGCTTTCCTTTTCAATCATTGGGTAATTCTTGTAATATTTCTGCGTCTTGTATATCCGAGTCGCGGAGCAGACGCTTTTTCTCTTTCCTTTCTATGGGAAGCGAATCGATAAGCGTGATATAGAATCCCTCGTTGTGTTTGGCAGCAATCTCTTTGAGACTTTTCTTTGAAAACCCGAGTTCTTCTGCAGTAATAGTAGGTGAAAAAATAAAAGTAACACCGAGATCGCGATCGGCTTCGGCTATCTCCGATGCCCGGCGGCGACACTCCAAAGCAGCATCATAACAAGCCTTCATTCCCTTGTAGTCACGTCGCTGGGCACACAGCCTTGCTAAGTCTTCATA